GCCTCGTCCGGACTGCGCTGGATGTAGTTCCAGAGCCCGGGCGAGATGTTGACGGGGCCCACCCGCCGCGTGACCTTGACCGAGCTCTCCAGGATGCGTGAGAGGTCGAGCGCCGAGACATCCGCGGTCGAGTCCGGGTCCCGCTCCTGGATGAGACCGTCGAGCAGCTCATACTTGAGAGTGCTCGTGGTGTAGCCGCGATTGGCCCCTCCGCGGAGGATGAGACCGTTTCGGGTCGCGGCGTTGAAGAGCTCGACCTTCTGGTCCTGGACCTCGGAGAGGGCCGATTCCAGATAGTCCGAGAATACCTGCAGTTCAGTCAGTCCCATGTGTGCCTCCTATTTGCGAGCTTGAGCCTTCTTGGCCTTGATTCTCGCTGCCAGCACCGCGGGGTTCATGGCAGCGGTGTCATCATTCCTGTTTCCCGTATCGGCACCGCCGCTTCCGGATCCTCCAGTAGCACCGCTGCCAGAGGCACTTGATGCTTTGATGATATTGGCGAAGGCGGGTTTTTCAACAAAAATCGCCTTGAGCTGCTCGGGTTTCATGTCGGTCGGCTTTCCCGCCTCATCCAGCACCACTGTCTCGGCTTTGTCGCCGTCGTAATTGACCGCAAGCCGCTTCCGGATGTGAGGCATGAACACCTCTGCCGCCTCCGGCGTGACGGCCATCTCGGTCGCCAGCTGGAGAGCAACCGCCTCCACCTTGACGTCGCGGATGATCTCGTCGCGCTTTCCAATCGTCGACTTGAGCCCATCAATCTCGGTCTGGAGCGTCTTGACCTTGTCCGCGTGGAGCTTCTCGAGACGCGCGACTTCGTCTGCCGACACCTTGCCCTTGAGCCGCTCGCCCATCTCCGCCTCCAGCTCGTCGATTCTCTTCTGGAGATCCTTCGCCTTCGCCTCAGCAGCCACCCGGTCGTCCTTCTCGTGTTGCTTCGCCGAGCGCAGATTGGAGAGCTCGGGATGCTCCTCCAGTCCCTCCACGTCCAGGACGAATTTGTCACCACGTTGCTTGTAGTGGGCCCGGAGACCCTCCGGAACCTCTTCCAGCTTTGCCAACATTGCCTTGACTGCCATTTGAGCACCGCTCGCTTTCTGGGGCACCGCCCCTCTGTTACAGGGCCGCTCGCTTGAATGCTAGCGGCTCCAATCTTCTCATCTGTTCTAGGGTCATCGGCTCGAAGCGCTTATTGAGACTGAGCTCCGCAAAGCGCTCTGCCGACAGACCCCCGTCGCGGAACAACTTGGCGCGAGTAGCACCAAGAGCCTCATCTTGAAACTCGGAAGGCTGGCGCTTAAGCCAAGAGTAGTACCCTTCGGACGCGTCCACGGGACCCGTCTCCGAGGAGCGCATGGCGCCCTCCTTCAGCCAATCGTATTTCTCCGCCAATACTGGCACTGTAGTGGACCTACAGTTGACGTGCAATGGAGGTTGCGGACCATTGTTGACCTTGAACACCAGACCATCTCGACAACGCTGGTCGAGACCGCGGCACACGATTGTGGTGACGCCGTCGAGAACAGCCACAATCTTGTATCCAATGACGACGTCGGAATTCCTCGCCCATGTCTCCATCCGAGCAGTGTTCGCCACTTGCTGGACGGACGTTCTGACCACAGCCTCGGCGTCCTTCCTGACGACCGCCATCACCCCGTCCTCATAGTTGGCGGCGCGGGTCCCTCGAATGGCGCGGACGATGTCTTGGTTCGTCCACCCGTTCATGAATCCCCGCGACACCAGCTTCCCCACAGACTCAATCTCCGCCGTCGACCAGTTCTCGATGAAGTCGGCGAGAAGGTCCCCCGTCGCGGGGATGGGGTTCTCCAGCGCCAGTTTGTATGCCTCGGCCGCCTTCAGGGTGCGGATTCTGACTCCGCGAGTGTAGCCGCCGAGCTCCCTCCCGTTGTATTGGGACTCATACTCTCCCAGCTGTTCGAGAGTCGCCGATAGCTCCCACGTCGCGTCAGCCAGTGTCTGAAGTCCCGCGTCCTGGATCTCTGCTAGGACCGATTCTAGGTCGGAGTTGGTCTTCAGCTCCCCCTGTAGTGCTCCGGTAACGACGGTCTCCAGTTTGTTCGCCTTGGCGACGACCTTCGCCGTCGTATCGACGCCAAGGCGCTCAAGGAATACCTGATGTCGGGTAGAGGTGTCAACTGCATCGCGGGAGATGCGATTTCCCTCAGGTAGCTTCGACCCACGCGCGGAGTGCCGCGCGAGGTCCTCTTTACTGCGACGCGATGGCATTGCCGCCCGCAGCGTTCGGAGCTCCGACATTGGGGTTCGGGCTCAATAGCTGAGCCCCGAGGACCCCGACTCCACCTCGCGGCTTCTCACTGGCGATAATCTCGCGAGCAGACTCGGCATCCTCGTACGCCACCCCCGCTTTCTGCAATCCAGTACGATACTCCTCCCAAGTAAGCGCCCCGCTCTGCCACTCCGCCATCAATTGCTGCCGCTCCTGAGGAGTCATCTTGTCGAGCTCGAATTCCGGGTAGAGCTCGAACACTGGAGCTCCGCCGGCTCCAACGAACTGAGAGCACGACTCCAGGGCCTTGACATATCCCGCGGCGACATTGTTTGCGCAAGAACCGAGGATTGAGATTTCGGTCGCAAATTCGAGCTTCTTTTCTCCGAGCGTCCGCTGGACGCTTCGCTCCTCAACCAGCCGCGCTCCCAGCGCCACCATCCGGCGCTCCTTCTCCTTCAGCGCCTCTCCGGTCAGTGTATTCGGCGGCGCCGAGACCAGCTTGAGTTCTCCTCCCTGCGGTAGCGGAAGAATCGTCCGCGAACCGAATCGCACTCCACCCTTGAAGTTGGCATCTACCCATGTTTGTGTGAGCCCGTTCATGGTCGGCTGCGGATTGCCTGTGAGATAGACTGCCTCCTCATGATCCGCACTGGTCCGATAGTGGCTCATGTTCACCGAGGCGAGATCATACATAGGAGGCGGATCAATCTCATCGTTGTTTTTCACTGCTCCGAGAAACAGGAACGGGATACGATCCATGAACCCGTTGGAGCTGTTTCGCGGGTAGACCTCGCTGACCTTGATGAAGGGTCCGAGAGACTGATTCTCCGTGTCGTTCCTTCGCCACACTGTCACGCGATACCTGAAGGTCGTTCGCCCTCCCTCTGACATTGGCTCCAAACGAAGCTCGCGCCACTGAATCCCTCGGGTGAGCTCGAACCCGTCGTCCTTCGCATTGAACCCCTCCTTCAACACCACCAGCGTGAGCAGCTGATTCCCGCCGACCGCGGTCGTGCGCCAGTTGATGATGTCCCACGGATCGTATAGGACAACCGTGGGTCGAATGAGCCCCGCGCGAAGATCCGCAATGCTCGCAGCCCTCTCCCCGACAGATGGGTAGTCCGCCAGCAATCCCGAGCGCCCGTAATCAAGGACGTTCCCGACGGCGCGCTTTGCTTGCTGGAGAAGGGTCACGCCGCTTCCATCGATGTCCTTCTCCAGGATCTTCAGGTTCGAGGGAAGCTCGAGAACTGGGTCCTTTTGAAAGCACTGTCCCACCAGACCCTGGTGCGTCCTCCCAGTCACGTTGTAGAAATTGGCCCGGAGGATATAGCTATCGTACCGAGCTTGATTCTCCTCTGACCGGTCGGCGGCATTCGGTCGTGGGAGATAGGTGTCGGTCTTGGCCTTGACTGCAACCTCGCCAGCGATTGCATCGCGGATAAGATCCCACTGAGGGAGCATCTCCTCAACCTCGGGCCGGATATACGCAACATTCGGTGTGGTCATCGTTCCCCCTTATGACGGGAAGTGGAGGTCAAGCGTCGTCGCCATGACGTTGCCTCCGTGTAGTAACTCCAAACGCATCTCGTCCCACAAGTGGTCCTCGGCATCTGTGTCGATGTCGTCAGGATTCTCCTCATCCCTGGGCAGGGTAGGCAACAGTGCTCGGGCAGCCTTACAGTTCTCGGTGATGTAGCAGGCGGGAGCGTCGCCAGTCCCTACCGCCTCGAAGCGGTCCCGAGCAGCCTGGAACCCCAGCTTGCGCGACCCCGGAGACTTGTCGCAGTCGTCCCACTCAATTCCATCGGCTGCCATGCGAGCCTTGATAGTCTCGGTCCCTGAATCGTTGACAGTGCCAATCTGATTGTCAGCAGGTCCTGGATACACTCGATCCGACAGCCACCCGTTGCGCCGCAGAGCCTCTTCTCGTTCCTTGATCCCGGCCGCGACTAGCTTGGCACTCATCTTGAGACCCTTATTGGTCCCAATCTTCTCGGTTCCATACCACTCGTCGATGCGGATAAGTGTACCTGCCGGAGGACAGAATAGATCCCCGTTGGGCATCGTCGCTGCCTCGCCATTAGCACGGACCCAGAACCCGACCGAGAACGGATGCGTGGACCCCCAGTCAAGTGACCGGGTAGCTGGCCAGCAAGTCGGAACCTGAAAGCGCGGGATGATGATGCGAGATGACCACACGTCGTCGAAAGCTCCGCCGACGACGATGTTCCAATCCCCCATCAACCATGCCTTGCGCTTGACGGGGTCCTTAATCTTCTCGAGCTCCATTATGTATTCGGGGCTCAAGTACCAGTTCTCTTTATACGATCCGAAGATCCAGGTCTGTGTCTTCGTTATCGGCTCGCGCTGTCTAGTCCGTGGATTGAACACGTCCACGGTCGTCCGCATGACTTCGCCCGGGTCCCCGGCATCGATGAATTGAGACTTAACCCAATTGTGTCCGGGGCCGTAGGGGTTCGTGGTGCTAAACACGACCAGAGGAATCTCTGGGAGAAGA